GTGAGTTAGGAGGCATAATTGGAAAAAGTGGTGGTTCTTTCGACTATGGTGTAGGTGCGGTTTTAGGAACTTATGGCACCGCAAAACTTTTGACTAGCAAAGATTTCGTCAGGTGGTTATCAGAGGGTGTAAAACAGGTAGCTTATGACCCTAACAGTTTTGTCCAACATGTCAGAAGGTTGTATCAAATACACGAATTAAACCCTGACATTAGAGATGAGGTCGAGGCGGTATTGCATGGACTGTCACACAATGCCTTAGAGATACCCGAAGAACTAAATGCAAAAACACAGCCACCTGTATCAGGGCCAGTAGAAAACGAGGCTAACTTCCGTGAAGTTTCTACATCAGAAGTTTCTAACTTGTTGATGCCTGAAATAGAAAGACAAGATGTACCTAGATTAGATGTCGATATGCTAGACGATACCCGTGACCCAGCACTTGCTCTATCTCCTACCATCGTTCCTGACGAAAAAGACAGAGAGATAGCTATGCGTAGCAGTGGTATCGGTAGTTTGGTTTAATGGCTAGAAACTATGCTAAAGAGTATGCCAACTATCATTCTCGTCCCGAACAAATAAAAAAAAGGTCAGCAAGAAATAAAGCAAGAAGACTTGCACTAAAACAAGGTCGTGTCAGAATCGGAGATGGTTTAGATGTACACCATCGTGACGGTAACCCACTTAATAATAAATCTAGTAATTTAAGAGCTATGAAAAAATCAAGTAACAGGTCATTTGCAAGAACAAAGACCGCAAGAAAAAAATTTAATTAATTTGATTTTTGACTGGCTTTTATCATGGCACCAGTGACTTCGTAATCTAACTCTTGTCCCCAAACTTCTTTGCCATCTACATGAACCATAAGATTACGAGCCATAAGCCTCATAAGAGAGGCTTGTTGTTGTAAGTTTAACCGACTATAAAAGTCTATGACTTCTTCTGCTACTGGCAAATCACTATTGATTTTAACTTTCTCTGACATCTTTTTTATAAAGTTAATCATGTTGTTCTAAGATGCAAACAGTCTATTGTGTTCTTGTTCTATAAGAACTTTTAACTGGTCTATCTTAGGCCTTCTTTCCTTGCCACAAATATCTTGTAACAATTCATAAGTAGCAACATCAACAGCTAAACTTTTTCTAATCTTGTTGTTGTCGTTTAATTTAGTTTCCATATTCAAATATATATACTGACAAAGTTTATACTATTTTACTGTTTTGTGCAAACAAATATGAAAATTAACACAGATATAATAAAATGCTGTAATGTATAAAAACTTGCACATTACTCCAAATTTTGTATAATAATAGTAGATGAGATATTTAGTTTGGAAAGCGGGAAGATGGTTGGATGAGAGAGCTGAATTGGCCTTATGTTATTTCGGTGTGTTCGCTCTCTGTTTTGTTTTAATTGTAAACTTTATTAATGGAGGAAGTATAGGATGAAAAGAGAATATAATGAAAATACTTACTGGAATAATAACGGTAAGTATCAAAAGTTGGCTGATAAATTACAAAAGTTGATACCTTATTCGGGTGAGGTAAAAAATCCAAAAGTTAATTATAAGCTAGAAAAATTCAGAAAACTTGTTAATGCTTACCACGATTTATATAACAATGGTGGTGCTAATAACGAAAGAACAAGAGTAGCTCTTTACTTTCCAAGAGCAATGAGTCTTGCTAAAAAAAATGATTTTAATAGTTGTTATGATATTACTGAGCCAGTTATGGACGAGGCAATATTAGATGCAGGAGTAGAACAAGGGTTTATTTAATAAGGAGGAAGAATGAAAAACGAAAAAAAATTAATAAAATACATAAGTGACTTGTATTTCGACTACGACAGATTAACAAGTAGTGGACAAAAAACTTTTGATAAAATTGCAGATTTGTTAGGTGTTTCTGATACTGCAAGTGACCAAGAACTTTTAAACATGGGTTTGCCTAAAAGATATTTAAAAAGTTTTAAAGAAAACTAACAAGCTAATACAGGTCAGTAGATTCTATGACTTGTTCACCATACAGGCCGAAAGGCCTGTATTCTTTTTCAGCCTCACATTTTAAAATCTTTTCCAGTGCTTGCTCGTTTCTTGCTTGAGCATATTTGATGGATTCATCAGATAGTGTGTAAACCGCATAAGGGTACGGGTCTTTTTTCTCTTGTGCTAAGAATTTAAAACCTTCACATTTGAGATTTACCGCTTGACAGGCATCAATATATAAAGATGCTTGCATGTGATAGTTGAAGTTGTTAACAGCACGAATAAAGCCACGAGGTGAGGCATCGACACAGGTTTTCAAATCCCATACATATTCATTATCGTACCAATCAAGTCGTGCTTTGAATGGTTGGTCGTGCCACATAAAACAAATTGTAAGCTCTACCATGTCTGTTGGTTTGGGTACAAACTCTTGGACAACACCTTTTCTTTCTAAACATGTATCGTATAAATCTTGATTTATCACTGTGCGTTCACCTACTGTGTTTAGGAATGTTTCGTAATCTTCTTTGCCAGCTTTGGTCCTTCTATCTATTTGTGGTTGCACAACAAATTCTTTGTCGAAGTTGTGTTCTTCTAAAAACAAAGTATGTTGTACTCTGCCCTCCAACATCGCAGGTGTTTGCTCAACTTGTTTTTTAAACTTCCATGTGTACGGACATTTTATGACAGCTGTTAGGTCGTGTGACCTGTAAGCTGGTATGGCCGCATAATCTTCGTAAGGGATGTTATCGTAGATGCCAACTTCAAACTTCATTTGTTCTCCTTGAGTTTATCTATATCTTCTTTGGATAAATCGAAACAGTTTAAGTTACCAGCCACAGTTCTGCGTTCACCCTCACCAAAGAACGGATAGACACAATGTTGCATCCAAGATGGAAACATCAGAAACTTACCCACCTCGGGTTTGATGTATCTCGATTGAGATGGTCTAAGTTTCTCAGGGTCGCCTGTTTGGTTAAGACCATAAGTAAAGTTGATGAAACCGTCTATGGCACCTGAGTTATTGTAAAGGTCGTAAGACCCAGTATCTTTTGGTTTTGTTATTTGTTCAGGTACTTTAGTCCAACAAGTAAAAGATATGCCCATGTTAGTCAATGTTAGGTGGTCGTGTATTGGGTTGTAGTCACCCTCGTAACTGTGCACAGACCATAATTTGTCTAAACCTAATTTTTTAGGTCTGACATTGGTGCCTGTATGTTGGACAAAATGTTGGATATATTTGATACCTAGATTAACGGCCAAGTTACGGAAAGGCTTAACCTTGTCATGTTCAGGGTCGATGTTGAGTTGCTCACCTTTATTTATTTGACCAACTAAATCATCGCTGGCTGATTTTTTGTCTTTGCTTTTTTGCAAGTCATCAAGATAGTCGTTTAGGTCTTTGACCATTTCTGTATTCATTTCGTGTTGTAACATCAAAACACTAGGTAGTGAGTAAATGTCGTACTTTGTTTCTTTATTCATAATCTCTCTCTTTAGTCGTGACAAAAGCAACTCCTAGAATCATCATCAAATAATTCTAGTTGTCTATCTTCTAATTTTGTTAAATCTAATAAATCTATATAACTACCATTTTTTCTAAATGTAGCATCTATTTTTTTTTCTTGTGCTATCCACCAATCTGCTAAGTCAGGCTTTTCTTTTATAATCTTGGTCAAAGTCTTTGTGCCTTTTAAGTAGCACAAATCGCAATTACCAGCAGTAGTTTGACCATTCTCACTCGTTAATTTAAGGTCAAAATTATTTTTCTGCCAAAATTCTAAAATCTCCTTAACTGTTATTTTGTCTTGATATAAAGGACAAACAGAATCCCAAGCATTTACATTTGAATCATTTTGTCTACTTTGCTTTGCTACCCTTCTTGGTTCGTCATATCTTAAACCAATAACATTTGTCCATTCTTTATGACCTTTTTCTTTCATAAATCTTTTCATTACATTCATTTTTAGTTCTTGAGTGCACATTCTCATTACAGGGTTTGGCAACATTTTTCTTCTCTTAATTAGTGCCTCAAATGGTTCTCCTTTTCTACTTGCTGTTTCATAATTAACTTTTTTAGTTCTATAAACAGGTCTTTCATTTGCTATTTCAAGTTCTAACCAATGTATCTTACAATCCCATTTCTCTGCACAATCCTTAACAAAATCTAAAGTTTGTGGCATTTCTTTTCCAGTATTAGCAAACACAACATATAAATTTTCAGGCAAAGTGCCATTGTAAGAATCAATAATCTTTTTCAACATAAAGCCCGAAGTTCTGCCACCTGAAAAACTAATTAATGCTGGTGGCTCTATGTTGTATGGGTTTGTCATGTTCTCCTTATATTATATTTTATTTTATCATTCATAATCTTTCCTCGGGTCATCACCCATAGAGTATCTTGTGTACCAAATAATTTTTTGTTTATCTTTTAGGTGTTCGGCTTGGTCACCTTTTTTACCTTGTCGCCACTGATACTTAAAAGCATTGATTTCGGCCCACTCTTTGACTCTTTGTTTACCGTAGACAGCAACCATGGCATCGATACACTCAATCTTGTGTTCATCATCGCCCTCACCCATGTAATGTTTGGGTTGGTTGACATCATCATATTTCATAGGCTAAGAGCAACTCCTTATGGGGTAGTTGTACAAGAGAACCACGAAGTTGCTCCACCACCTAATTAGAAAGGTATATCAGGATGTTTCTCGTCATCCTTCGCTAAATCAGCAAGACCACCATTGCTTTGTGCTACAGGTTTATCTGCACCTTGCTCAACAGCCGCCTCATATTCAAAACTTTTTTGTATCTCTTCCTGATGCCATGTTGGTAGACTTTCGA